CCCAAGGCCCCTGTGGGGTAAGGGTTTCCCCTAGGCCTCCCCCTAGGGTATGGTTTCAGGCTTTAGAATAATCTAAATCCTGCATTGACAGCATCTGTCACTAAGTTATCACCACATCATCCTCCGGCCATTCGGGATCGATATACTCAGCAACGGCAAGAGCCAGTAAATCCTCCCTATTGCCTGCAGGATACTCTTGGTCCGCCCTGTGGCTAATCCTACGAGGGACTAGGATGTCACGAGAGGAGTTTGGCCTGCGACCTCTGCGCGGAGGGAATAGGAGCTTGTCTGCCTCCTCCTCTAGCTGCTCAGGAGTCAGCAGTTCCAGGCTACCTATATAGTTAGGGGGAGGGGTTGCTGGAGGAGGATTCGAGAGGGGGAGCCTTGGCTTAGTCGAGCACTTGAGGCACTTGCCAGTAGGCAGGGAGGGAGGTAAGCCACCTGCCTGGTTGTGGCTATCGCTCTTCTTGTTTCGAGTTCCCAAGGCTCCCCCTATATAGTATCGCATTATTGATTGGAATGGCTTGGTTGCTGGGTTTGATTTTACGGGGCCACATCATCTGAGATGCTTCCAGATATATAGCTAACCACTTCCAAGTCTTTCCAATATCCTGTTAATACTGAATATGATTCATTATTTGACGAACTGTCTACACCTAGAACTATCTTTCTAAGCCTGTCCTTATCTAAATTTTTCTTCACACAGGATAGCTCGTTCTCTAGGAACATCTTGTCTTCTTTTAGCTTTTGAATCTCAGACTCTAGGTGCTCAATATGTTTTGAGCCTTCTTGCTCCATCTCTTTTCTTTTCTTGACTTCATTTTTCATCATCTTCTGCGTGTCTAATAATGAGAACTGAAGCTTTACTATATTTTGACTTAGAGATGCTATTCTCTCTGAATCGATTTCTGTTTGATTTTTTAGGTTACTTATTGTGCTGTAAAGTCTTGATTGAGCAGATTCTAAGGAAGTCTTCTCATTTCGAAGAAAAGCTTTATCAGCCCTTAAAGCTTCGATTAACTGATTTAAACCAGAAGAACATGCCTTCTCTCTTTCTAGCTCTGAATATGCTTTTTCAATCTCTTTCTCTACTTTCTTTCTAGTTTTACTCTTTAACTTCTTAAGCCATTTGCCAGCGATCTTTCTTGTAGTATTACTCTCTTCCATATCTTCCCTCTTATCTTTTTCTGCAGGTGTTTCTTGAGTTAACACCTTCAATGGATCTCTTAACATATTACTGTTAAAAGCAGTAGTAAAGCCATCAATTGCTATTCTTAGTTCTTCGAACTTCATCTTACTCCTAAATTGGCTTGAAGTTTAAATCATGTATTGCTTGATTAGCTAAGCTTATTTTTGAAGTTAAAGTCTCTATGTATTCTTTATGGCAAATTATCTCTTCTTCTTTTTCCATTAGCTTTATGCTTAATGTTTTGTTCTCTCTGTCTAGTTGATGGATGGTTTCTCTTAGACTTTCACACTCAGCCTCCGCCTTTCTTATTTGATCTATTGCGTTCTGAAGTATTGACTTGATTACTATTCTTCTGTGACCTTTCTATAATTTAATTATTAAATTTATATGAGTTCATTTTCTTGTCTTATTTTTTTTAGCTTCTCAAGCTCTGGAATTACATTTACTCTTATTATTTCAAATATTTCTTTCAAGTATTTTTCATTCTTTCTTATTCCAGATCCCATCTTTGCGTAAGTCTCTGTTCCATAGTAAGCCAATTCTACAAGAGTTTTGGCTTGGTCTTCTGTAAGTGTTATACAAAATTGCGTTCTAAGCTCTGAAATTCTAAAAACTTTATTCAAGACGAACAGCCTCCTCACTATATAAGTTCTCTATCAATAGTGTCTATCAACAAATTGAGGCAATCAATCCATTCTTTAAACTCTTTCTCCACTAAAGTTACTGATATAGCTGTTTTTATTAGTTCTAACTTCTTTGTTTCGTTCATACTACTACTTTCTAAGATTGTATTCATGTATTCAATGTTTCCAGTATTTCTTCTTAAACAGTCTTCTATGCTATCTTTTAATCCTTCAATCTCTTCTTTCAAGTTTTCTACTTCATCTTGAAAACCAACTTCAAGAGACTCTACTCTATCATGTAATCTTGCGTTTTCGCTAATTGTTTCTTCATAGTCTTTTAAACACTCAATTAACTCGATCTTCTGTTGATAACTCAAGTCATTGATACCATTGTGATCTAGCCTTGCAAGTTCTACCGCATTCTTCAACCTATAAAGATCTTTGTCAGTCATCTTTGCAACATTATCCTTTCTTTTATCTTCTTCCTAAGTTTTTCTACTAACTTGCTCCATTTAGACTTATCAGGGTTTGGAGAGTATTCGATCATTAATAACTCTTCGTTTATTGATTTTATAGCTAAAAGATTTAACTCTAGCTTCTTTTCTACTTCCTCACCCTTAGTCAATGGCTCCAAATATGAGTATGCACAGCCCTGGCATTTTTGCCTGCTGCAGTGTGCTCCAGGCTTCTCTGGTGCCCTGTTTTTGTCTCCTGAGTCCCAAATCTCGCAGTGATAACACTCTGACTCTAGGGAAAAGTTTTCTGACTCAATTTTTTCTAGTAGGTAAGAGTATATTCTCTGCGATATTGATGGATGAAGTCTTGATATAGCTTCTATATCAATAGAGTATCTTGGAGTTATTTTCTTCTTATTTTGCTTGCTCACTTTGCACTTTCTCCCTCTTGTAGGGGGCGCAAGGGTAAGCCCTTTCTCTTCCGTTTCCGTAAGCTTTTTTCTGACACCTAATCACTTGAAAATGCTTATTTTTAATAGGATCAAAATACTCATCAATACTTGCCTTGGCCCCGCAGGACTTGCATTTCTCGTGTTTCTCGTTTCTTTCAATCTGTTTTGTCATCTCAAGATTAAACCTTCCGCTATCATATCCAATCCCTAACTTGTGACCAATAACCTTGCAACCGAGAACTATTGATGAGTTTTGGTGAATCTTACCGTCTTTTTCCCTGTTCTTCTTTCTTCCGTCTTCACAAGCTTTTCTCCATTTTTCTTCATCTCTTCCAGTGAAATTAAAGCTCATTTTTATTTCTTGCCCTTCTTAATCTCTTCGACTATGCTTCCAAACAGTCTAGTATGCTTCTCCTGTAGGTATGGATTTAGATCTGAAATCCTTTCTCCGATGATCTCAGGGTAAGCTTCTTTGTTGTTGGAGAAGAACTCATATGCAAGCTCAGCTAATTTCCACTTCGATATTCTCCCAAGGAAATCTAGATCGCTTTCCCATATTTTTCGAAGCCCTTTATTGTCTAGTGCCTGCTTTGGTTCGATTGTAACGAAATAACTTATATAGTTCGCTTTCCCATTTAGGCCGAAACCTGGACAGGGTTCTAGCCAACCCTTTGAACAGGCCGCACCAAACTGAGTGTTAGGCCTAATTGGGCGCAATGCCATTGAGCCTAGCACCAAGACTGACTCTGGCGAACCGTGGGCTAATTGAGCCAGGACGTTAGGCCTACAGGCGCGTTCAGATTCACTAATGGGCACCAACCTGGAATCCGGCCTGCAACCCAGGGAAGGGATTAATCGGACTTTCCCCCAGGATATGCCTGCCCTTTCCGCTAGAGACTCCTCTAAGAAGTCCCTCTCCCTGCCAACTATTGAAAGCCCCTGTTGAGAAGCCATTGGGGAAGGCGGAGGAAGGATGATAGCTAGGATCGGAGAGGAACTTCCCTGACTTGATACAGGACTTGAATTTTTATGTAAACCGCAAAGCTGACAATTTCTGACATTGTTTTGCAGTGAAGTGTAAGAAGTTGCTAAAGCTATTCTTTTTATTACTTCTGGGTTAGTGCCTTGAGCAATCATCTAAAGCACTCCATGACATCAAGCAAAGTGTTAGCAATACTGCCCAAACTAAAAGAACTTCCATCTCTAACCTGCCTCCTGATTTAGTATTAACTGGCATACTCCAGTATATTTTGCCAATGATTTTTGGTAATTCTTTTCGTGCAACACATATAAACAGTTTGATTGAGGCTTTCTGAGTTTGATTACTCCATCTGCAACCGAACAAAGATCAAAAAACCTCTTTGAGTTTACCGTGAAGAAAGGGAACTCTCCGTTTACGTTTTCAGCCCTGCAACAGTCTGAAGCTGTTTTTTTAGAAACGAAAGAACAAGCTAGCATTGACAGATTCTGTCCTTCTTCGCTACTGGTTAGGCTTACTAACAGATTCTTGTTGTCTTCGTTTTTTGTGCAAGTAGACACTCTTTCTAATGACTTTTGAATAGCTCCTGAGTTCACTTCTAAATCTGCAATGAAGCTTTCTTTTTTCATTTTGTTCTTTATTGATGCAGTGTTTAGCTCTACCGACCTAAAGGATGCCCAAATATGATCTTGCTCAAAAACTACGAGATTAGATGGAAGGTGTGAAGCTGGAAATTTAAAGTTTATAGGCCTTGTGTGATCAAACTTTATTTTCAGAAGTGCAGAACAGGCGTAAGGTGGAATCATGGTCTGCCTGATATCTCCAACTTCGTCTTCTTCAGTAATCTCAACAACTAAAGCTGAAATTCCATCTATTCCAGTTAGGTATACTTTTCCGTTCTCTGCCTCTAAATAAACTCCAGAAGCATCTGCTCCAGGAGGTCTTTCCTTTGATGCAAACTTTAAACAAGACTCAATCCCCTGAATCAATGGTCCGGCCAGTAACTCTTCGCATTCAGTTCTGACTTTCCAGTAATTTGAATCCATAAAATCAGAGGCTGGAAATATTGGAAAACTTTGGCTAGATCCTTTTACTGAGGCTTTAAAGAATCCATTGTTAAGATCGAACTTTATGACTCCTTCCAACAGTTTCACATAGTCTAGTAGTTCATGGGCAGAGAAGAGAAAGTCAAAGTTTGTCATTGGCTTAGCTATCTCTGACAGATCAATTTCTATCATCGATTCAGTATCTGTTCCGCTAAGCTTTAATTTTCCATCTTTGCTGGTTATTTTTGCCTGAGTAAATGAAACTATTGTGCTTTTCCTGGGAACAACTGAACAAATCATAGTTAAGCACTTTGTAAAGAAGTTAGATTCGCAACAAAAGATCATTTGAAAAACTCCAATATTCTTTTTGATTTTTTTGGACCTATCTTATCAATCTTCTCTAGTCCTCCATTAAGAACTTCTGGGATCAAATCAAATGGAAGCCTTCCATACTCTTCGAGAATCCTCTCCGCAGTAGTTGCTCCGACACCAGGAATCCCCTGAAGAAAGTGAAGCTTCCAAGCAGTGTCATCTGCCTCTCTTCCTGGTCCTGGCCTTGTTGATAATCCTGTGTGACAAGATTTGTCGCACCAGGAAAAAAAAGAAACTATTGATGTTATTGTCTCTTCTTTTCTATCTGTCCAAAGGTATGGAATTTTGTGTGTGATCTGTATTGATAAAAGAATTCCCAAAAGCTGAACTCTAGAAAATCCTCCTAGTCTTGGATTTGCCAGATTGCCTTCAGAAGTCCAAACCCCTCTGCCCTCAAGTATTAGTAAACAGTTTGGTATTGATAGCATCATTGGCAATTCCCTATGAAGTCTTCCATCTCTAACAGATGAGAGAAAATCTTCTGGAAATTGTTTCCGCTGAACTCCTGCTAATCCGCTAGATGTTGGGCAGAGAAAGTCTACTCCGTATTGCTCAGGTAAAGATGAGGTTTTTCCAATTGCCTGAAAAACACTTGGTTCAGTTGGAGAAACTAGAATCATCAATGACAATTCCAGCCTGCTATTCTCATTAAGTAGTCATTTGCAAAGCCTCCTAAAACCACTTGGTTACCGTTTTGATCTACTCCAAAAAACTCTGAAACCTGGCAATCAATCTGAACCCTGCCTCTGTCTTTCACTGTTCGCATCCAATATTTTCGATCTCTTCCCTCTTTTTTCTGCTGCATAAAAATCACAGTATGGACATCATGATCTGTATCTTTATATCCTGAAGGCTTAAATCCAACCCTGCCATATTTTGTCACTATGCTTTCACTGTCTAATTTATCGTTAACGGGTGAGGCAGTTGAACAGATTATTACATTAGCTCCAAGTTTGAAGAAGATTTTTTGGGCTAATGTTTTATATAGCTTTTTGATGATTGTCCAATCTTTAAGCCCATCGAATGGATTGACTTTTTTAGAGCCAGAACTTGCCAGGTTCTCTCGCATCTCCAGAAAGAAGTCATCGATGCCCTTGTGAAAAACCTTCTCTGTATAATGCTCTTGCGCCCAATCCCAAAGTTTACAGAAAAGATCTATCACTAAAAAGTCCCCCCTCTCTGGCTTGATTAGTGACGAAATTTTATCTAGAGCTTTATCCGCTTCTAACCAGGATGAAACCTCGAAGATGTCAATATTTGTCAACCAAGGAAAAGCAGTTTGAAGTGTTCTTTCCGAACCGCAATCTGTATCAACAAAAAAGAATCTTGCTGGCTTTCCTAATTGCTGAGAAACTGCTGCAACCGTAAAAGTTGAGTAGCTTTTCCCATCTCCCGCTTGTCCATAAAGCATAATTCTTTCTTGCAGCTTTCTTTTTATTACAGGTAAATTATTCACTGCCTACCTCGCCTACCTCTTCTTCTGTTCTCTCGGTAACTTTGAATAATTCTGCTATAGATTCCGTTATTTCTGGTGGAACCAATCCTGGGCAGATAACCCCATTATCATACAACCACCTAGCAGATCTCTTCTCTTCCTCCGTAGCCATATAACCTGGGTTTTGATTTGCCTTTTGAGCCAATGCTCCAACAAGCAAAGAGCAAGCTACCAGATGATGCATAATGTTAGTTACTTCTGTTCTTTTTATTGGATCCTGAGCTTTTCTCATATCTTGCCAGTTTGCTTTTTGTTTTCTCTTCCCTGATTTCTTTAGTTTCTTTTTCATTTTTATCACTCCTCAAAATATGTCTTCTCATAGCTGCAGCAGAGTATCCAAATCCACATTCAGGATCATTGCATTCTGCGTCTTCGTCAAACCATTGTCTAACCGTAGGCACTTAGCCCTTCCACCTTTCTTCTTTTGCAGTGTAGTTTAGGATTTGTATTTTTCCAGTGTCTCTAATTATCTCGTTATCCCAAACAAACCAGGCGTAACAAGCTGAATCAGTTCCAAGTCCATCAAAGCTTGGCCTGTTTGGTAGTATGTAAACATCTGCCATTCCAACTTCTTCCCAGAAAGACTTTCGTTTTTCGCTCTCAAGGAAACCAACCCTTAAAAGCATAGCTATTTGTATTTTTTGATAATTGAAGAAGTGATGCCTTATTATCTCTTCTGCTTCTAGGTATGGAGGATTGGTTATCGATGCAGAAATGCCTTGAACAACAATGCTTTTACAATCTGTCAAACGATTAAATGACCACAAGTTAGAGGATATGTCCAAATGAGGACTCTTGTCATCTATATCAATTGCTACCCAGACTCTATTCTCAAACTCATTGAAAGCTCTTATTATGTTGCCTTCTCCCGCGCAAGGCTCAAGCAATATTCCTGGTTTTGGTCTCCACTTTTCAAACAGTCTCCTAGCGCACCAAACAGGCGTAGGGTAATTATCGTTTAAAGATCTCTTTGATCTTGCTCCTGCGTTACTCATTTTTTTACCTCCTATTTTCTTTAGTCAGTGTCAAAAATTGACATTATTATGTTTGATAGTTTTATTCCATCTTCTTTACTGAGTTCACAAGGTATCTCAACTTTGATTTCTTGGTTCTTGCCAAGAAAGATTACATGGCATCTCCTAAAGTTTTCATTGATAAATACATCGAAACCTGGAATTTCACTTGATGAAGTCTCTTTATCCTTGTCTACTATCTTCATTTCTTCTCCCTGTAATCAATTCTCATATGAGTTCCCTGAGTTTTATACTGTTCTTCCAGTTTAGCGATCTCAGGGTAGTCTCTTTTTAATGCAGTTCTATCGATTGCAGGTGGAGAGTTTTGAGTTCTTATAGTGTATCTTCCGCACCTAACTTTCTCGTGTTCTGAGTTCTTATGGAACTGTTCTAGGGCTGATTTTATCCGTTTCTGCTCTTCGCACAGGTTGCCAATCTCTGTCCCTAACTGCCTGTTTCTATCAAGCAGGTTAATGATTTGTTGACCCTGGTCCGAGGCTTCATCTAGCTCTAGGATCTTGTTTTCGTTCTTGTCTTCTTCGTGCAAGTCTTCAAATAAGCAAGGAAATTTCTGCTTCGAAGACTCAAAGCACACTAATTTCTCTCCATTTTTAGACTTGTTTATTAACTCCATAACAAGACTAGTTTTCTCTGTTATTCGGCCAACTACAGATGGATCATGGTCGAATATTTGAATGTTAAGCCTAAGATCTTCTTTGCATTGGCAGGCCATAGCTATCTTTATGCCAGATCCTGTCTCAGAGTAACTCATATATCCGTTTAGATAATGAGTGTAGAGATCTACTTGGTCTCTATAATTCTTGAACTCGTCCAACCCGGAAGAAAGGAATAGATCATAACTAGGTCCATACATTGATTTAACTTCTAGCAAGCAAGGTCCTAAAACAACATTTTCCAAACCGAACTTTGGAATCGATGGGATACCCAGAAGTATCCCGTCTATATGACCCCTAACCGTGCAACCGTTTTTCAGCGGTATGCTCACTTCCAATTGATCGCAGATTGGTCTAGCCCCCTCTCTGGCTAACCTATCTTTCACAATTAGTTCGTGCTCGTGTCCTAACTCAAAAGCTTTTAGAGTCCTGTGAGAGTGTTCCTCAATTCTTCCTAGAGCGATTGCAGCTAGTTTTACTGGACAAGATCCAATAGATGAGGCTCTAAAAATCCATCTTCCATCTTCAAAATAAACAGCAGGCCTGTTGTCTGACATTTTTTACCTCCATTTTTACAATTAAAAAACAGGGTGCCTGAGATTAGGCACCCTGTTTTATTTACTCTACTTTATTCGCTCTTCTTCCCCTTTTCAGTCTTCTTGGTGCCTGCATTGGCAGAGGCTTCTGCTGCTTCTCGTGCGGCTTTACGTGCTGCTTTAGCTGCCCTCTTCTCAGCTAGTTCTTGAGCCTTCTGCAGGCGCAAGGCTTCCTTGTAAGCTCGCCGATCTTCTGGAGACATAGCTTCGAGTTCAGCTTTTCGCTCCAACTTTGCGTTTACCGAGGCCAAAACTTCTTTATACTCTTTGCAGAAGTATGCTGAACGCCCAATAAAATCAACATCCTCCTCAGTATTACCGCTTACGTCACGAGTAGAAAGAACCGCAGTTCCGTTCGCAGAAACAGCTAGCAAACTAGAAAGGACTCCGTTTCCGACAATGTTTCCAGCCTCATCCATACGCGGTTGGATGTTGATGGATGACTTGATTTCGTTAACACCATTTTTGGCAAGAGCAACTGCAAGATCTTTTCGTGAGGCATCATCCGAAAGATTAAATACCATAGGAATAGACAGAGTTACCAGAAGTTTAGAAGTAGACATTATAAATATTCTCCCTTTTTAGCTTTAGCTTTCAGTTTTGGTTGTTGTTTACTCTTAGAGCATAAGGGTAAAAATTTACCCAACTTAATTAAAATTTAAGCCATCTGTTTTAATTCTGCGTATAGTTGACCTGAAATCAGTCCAGTTGCTAACACAGGATTCGTGAAAATTTCAGGAGCAAAATTTCCAGCCTGAGAAATAAATACCTCATTGGTATTGCTCAATGCCAGGACTCGAAGATTTTGCTGGCTTACGGGATTGAGATGAGCAACCAATCCTTGAGCTACCTGCTGAGCTTGCCCTGCAACCTGCTGAACCTGCTGAGCTTGCCCTGCAACCTGGCCTGCCATCTGATTGACCATCTGGCCTGCAACCTGGCCAAAATTGCTCATCATTTGATTTGGGACTTGTCCTGCGAATTGATTCTGTGGCATTGCCATTTGATTCTGCATTTGTCCCTGATTTGCCTGCTGATTTAGTTGCTGATTTACCTGATTTACATATTGAACTTGCTGAACCTGCTGAGGACTTTTGCGCCCCAAATACTCGACAGGGAAGGCGCGGACTTGCTTACGCACTTTATCCCCTTCCTTGTATTCGAATTCAACAGGCTTCACCTGCCAGCAAGTATCGATCCAGGTTTCGGCAAGAGTGACATCTTTTGGTAGTAAATCCATAGCACAATTCAAGCCAAACTCTCCCTCTTTAATCTTGTGAATAATGGTTCCGATAGTTGAGCTTACGTGATAACTCTTTTTTCCGTTAGGGAACTGAACTCTGGAGCCATTGTCCATAGCCTCAGCATCTTTGCCCAAAGACCAATACTGTTTAATTTCTTCTCCGTTCTCCAAGTTTTGACCAATGAGTTTTAGGATCACAGTTTGGCCCTTGTTATAGTTAGCGTCAGTTGTAAAATAAGCCTCAGTGAAATGAACTTTAAAGTCCATATTTCCACCGAAATCAAGCTCGGTAGACTCATGAGCAACTACCTCCTTTTCGATTTGCTCTTTGATCAATTTTGCTTCTTCTGGAGTAATCTGGAACATGTCTAGACTTTCTTTCTGCGTTTTTACGTGATGCCCACATAAAGCGATTACTCAAAATCACTGACAATAAGCTCCAATACGGAAAGACTAGCTAGTATCAATTCCGTTTAAAGCGATTGGGTCTCTATTGTCAAACACTAAGCCGTTAATAAACCAACGAGGCATAAAGTGTGACATTTCTTTGTATAATCTTAAGAACTGTTCGTCTATGATAAATGTTCGACACCAGTCTTCCCTATGTCGCATTCCTCTTCCTGTCATTTGAATGATTGTGCGTAGAGTATTTGCCCGATACCAGACTTCCCCGTCTCGTTTTGTTGGTTGTCTGCTGCGCCTAGAGATCTGTTTGTCTCCAAGCGAAGGAAACGGAATTTTTGGAATAACAACAATGCGACACAAGTCATCTTTCAAATTGACTCCTCTGTCCATACTTGGAGCCAGCAGGATGCCATCTTTTGTCTTCCTGAGTTCGTCGATAGCCAGATCTCTTTCACTTGCTTGAGTGTATGATATAGAGCTTAGTAAGTTGTCTGCAAAAAAGTCTTGTAAATATCTAGTCAATTCGTAAGAAACAGTATGAATCAACATTCTTCCTGGGTAATTCTGGCGAATCCTTAAACACTCTTTAGCAATAACAGGCATACTCGTATCCTTGTTTTTGTAGGTCATCGATGCAACTGGCTTAACAAAAACAGGCCTTCTCTCTGCTGGAAAGTTACTCTCAATGCGAATGAATTCAAAGTCTTTTAGACCAATATTATCGGCAAACTCTTCTGGACTAAGGACAGTTCCCGACATCACTATATTGATTATTGAGTGTTTGAATAAGTATTTTTCTCCGTATTTACCAACACGAACAGGACGGAAAATCACTGACTTATCTTTAATTTCGTAAACCCAAGGCTCTTGATCTTCTGCAGTATTGTCGGAGAGCTTTTCAATGTCTGACTTAACGTCATCAATTTTTATGAGTGTCTCTTTACAAGTCTTCAGAAATGGATCTTCATCCTCATCTGACTCTATACAGTCTTCCGTTTCCTCTCGTATGTATTCCCTGATTTTCTCGTAAAGTTGAGACAACCAGGCAGTTCTTTTTGACCAACGAGAGTGAGAGGATGGAGGAGTCTCTTTGAAAAATTCAAGAATTTTAGGTCCAATAGTTAGCTCAATAAATCCCATCAAAGCTTTTTCAAGTTCGTCGGCTTCGTCAAAAATTGACACTCCACGGTTTGCAAATCCCTCAGAAATCTTTAGGTTAGGATTAAATCCTAGGCTTCCAGCATAGTTGTCATTTCCTGCTGCTCCAAAGTGATTTGCTGTTAGGAAATATTGAGTATTGAGAACCGCGCAATCAGAAGCCTGAGCTATTTTTTTGGCTTTTACATAAGGGCACTTTCTCTTGCTTGATTCAGCAATAATTGAGCCATCTTCCCGAACAAATGGGAGACACAAACTGCAACCCTTCCCCTTTTTGTAGTTGCACTTATCGCAAGTAAGATAAGAGTCTGCTGCTTTGTAATTATTGCGCCCCTTCAGGATTCTTGAGTCAGAAAAGTCTGAGTGAAACTGTTCTTGTAAAGGCTTTGTTGAGCAAATGTAGTTTATCCTAGCACCAACCATCTGGCCAACTAGGTAACCGTATAAAGTTTTTCCCATTCCAACAGGACCTTCGAGCAAGATGTTTCGCTTTCCGCCTTCAATGGCTTCTGCGGTTGCCTGTAGCGCCTGAATCTGTCCCTGGTTTAACTCTGTTGCCCAATCTGGAAGAATTAAGGAACTTAATGGTTTGCAAGTTATTTTGCTGAAAACTTGAATCTTTTGATCTCCAAACTGATTTTGATCAAAAGATTTTTCATCAAAGTCTTCTTCCTCTGAAACATCTTTGTTAGTGTCTAATATTGACACTCCATCTTTCTTTACATCAATGCTGAAGCCCACGAATTCTGAAGAGTATTCCTCTTTCCATTCGTTCAAAAAAAACTCTTCCACAGACTCTGACTTTTCTTTAGCTAGAATTTTTATTGTTGCTGGCTCAACTTTTGGAGATTCATCCAAGATCTTAATCTCTAAGGGATTCCAGGTTAGGTCAACCAAGGAAATTTTAGGAGCTAAGGAAACCTGCTTGCTCTTTCCGATTGCGTTTAAAATTCTCACAGCAATCGAATGGCTACAGTTTGACTTCCTGTAGCCACCTTTGTTATGGGAGGAACACTCGCAATTGTATCTTCCGCTTTGATCTATAGTAACAAGGTAATCTGAAAACTCATCTCCTAGAGATGGCCTTCCTTTCACTTTAAAAATCAAATCTGAAACCTCAGAAACATCTTCCAGTCTCTTCTCTGCTCGTTGGATCAAACTATCCTTAATCCAATCAGGTAAACCATAATGAACCGACCAGGATTCATGCGTCTTTGGTTTTTTCATTTTAATCCTCTTCCTGGAGTAGTGCGGCCTGAGCTTTAGACTTCAGTATTTTCAACTGCTTCAAAAATCTTTTTCGGTAAGGATCGTTCATTTCGCGAGCATTTTTTTCTAGATACTCAATCAGTGTAAAAGCTTGATTAAAGTCTTTGCGTCTTACCAATGATTTGATCTGTTTGTTGGCTTTAATCGAAACAGTATCAAAAGCTCTTCCCTCTGACTCGATCTTATCAATCATAGCCTCCGAAAGGTAGGGAGCTAATACGGCAGGATTCATGTTGTCTTTATTTTTGAGCAACCAAGCAACCCTTTGAATAATTGCATCTCGAACGAATTCTGAGGTTGTTTTGTAAGCTGGAACTTGCTCTTTAACGTATGACAGTAAACCTCCCCAATGCTGAGGGAGCCTTACAGTGATTACACTTGAGTGTCCCTGTTTGTCTTTGCTTGTCGAAAAAACAACTGCAGGATCTATCTGGTCAACAATTTCCAGGCTTCTCTGTATTTCGGAAGATCTCTCATTGTTGATTGTCCATCTGTTCTTTCCATCTTCCAGTTGTGTGCTCTCGTGCGCTATCACTTCTGCAGCGATCTGTTCCTTGATTGTCCTCATTGCAGGCGTAGTTGGTGGGGACTTTTTCAAAGTTTTTCCTTCCTCTCTGGCGCACAGAGAGCATCTCCCTGGCGCTATGGTTGGCCAGGGTTGGCCTAGGTGACTTGGATAGGTGTAGTTTGTAATACGGTAACACGCAGGTTGTAATACAGTAATACGTATTACAATGCTCCTACCAGTCTGTCCTCGTGATACACGTTACTATATAGTATGTGATCACGCTTTTGGCGTATTACTGTATTACATATTACATTTTTGTCATACAGCAGTGTAATACAGGCTAGTGTATTACAGGTGCCCTGTATTACAATGGCCTAGGCCTATACTATCGAATAGCTAATTACCCATTCGCAACTATTCAAGAAGACAGCTTGAGCAGAACTTACATCATCTTCTTTGCCTAGTTCGATCCAAATGGCAGAATGAAAATCTGAGGGACCTTCGCTCTCATAAAAAGTAAACTGTCCCTCCTTAAATGGGAAGCCATTTAAACATCCATTTGGGCAATCGAATTCAAAATAGATTACTAGCTGCACTTCTCAGCCTCCCATCTTTTAGATCTAACTTCCAGAAAAGCTTCGTCGGTTTTGGTTTTTGGGTTTGCTCTCAGGATCTTGTAAAACTCTCGTAGTTCCGCAAGGTTGAAATCAAGAGCCTCAATCTCGGACCAACCGCACCTTGGGCAATTGCAAAGATGATCTAACTGATTGTTGCAGTTGTTGCAGCGGACTAAGTGCAAGATCCCCCTGTAACGATAATTAGGAAGCAAATCATTAACGTGAAGCCCACTCATTTGGCTAGAAGTTTTTTGAGGAACACGATTTTTTTTCCAAGTTTGTGGCATATCAGCATCCTATCCCTTCGGCTTTTTTCCATTCTCTGCTTCCATCTTCCCTTTCGATTCTAGAGTAAATAAACCCATCCACCTGTAAGGCGGAACAGATAAAGCCCATTCGAAAACAAGCTCCTGTCTTACGCCTTTGAAGATAAACCTGGAAAGCTTGCTCCTGGACGGAATGATGATGGTTGCTTTCGGGAGTAAAAGCAAACGAATCAAAAAATGCTAATCTTGAATCCATAACTAAAACTTTTATAGCCTTAGTCTTAGTGTTCATTCTGAACCTCCAAACTTGATAAAAACAGTTGCAAGGAATAATGGCAAAGCCCAAACCTTGACAAGCTTTGCAATGGTAAGGAAAACCAGTGTCAAAACTTTACTGCCTCGCATTCTTTGGAACTCAACTCAAGCTCTATTTCAGATCTAACTTTTTTAGACACAGATTCTCCATCCCACGAGAAACAGATCAAGTCTGACTCTCCATAAAGTCGACCAGATCGATGCACAGAGAACCCTTCCCCAGGTTGGAGAGCGATCAAGTATTCTGCTCCCCCCCCCATTCTCCCGGCGTCACCCTGGGCACAATAACCTTCAGCAAGAATCTTTGGTTTGTCCAAAAACATCAATCTGTCTTCTCTGTTTTTACAGAATTTACAGACTTGATTCTCTCTAGACTTCTCTAAAGCCCAATTTTCAAACTCAATTAAAGACCTAGTTGATTCAACCCTGTCTTCTTTAATAGACGGAACACTATTAAATGAATTTAACTCAAAAAATAAACAAAACTTTTCTATGGTATCCCTTTTCCACAAGAACCATTCTATATACTCATCATTGTCTGCATCTTCAGAAAATGAGATCGGCAACTTGGTGTAGTCTCCGTGTCTTGGAGAAGGGTTGTCTCGAAGCCAAAGATCAAAGCCCAATTGAGCTTGTGAGCTATTAACTGGAATCTTGTGCTCACACTTCCCGGCAAACTTACCTAGCAACTTCCATGAACCACGGAAACCGCTTTGATCCATAATCAATACGATAGCTGTTTTACCAGGCTCTTCTCCCTCATTTAATAGCTCTAGAGTGTGACACTTTTCCTTCCCATCAATTACTGAGCAAAGAGCCCATCCTTCCGATATTTTTTTGTCTGGTGTTGGGAAGTTAACTAGAGACTCTTCGCGACCTCTACCCTTCTCCCCAATAGACAAAAGCTTTGATGAAGAGTAAATATAAGGAACTAGTCCGAATTTTTTTGAAACCGTGAAAAAATTAGCCATTGTTACCTCCAAAAAAAAATAAAAAAGTTAAAAAAGTTAAAAAAACTAATCGCGCCAATCGCGAGACACTCGCGACAGCCTAGACCATTCGTTACCTTTTCCGTCGGTTGCAAAAGAAGCAGTCAGAAATTTTCCACCTAAGCCAAACGCCTGAATCTCTACTGAATGAGATACAGCTATTGCTCCGCACTCGGAACCCTGAAAAAAAGTTTGAACTGAAAAACTTGGCAAACAGAACATCTTGTTACCTCCAAGAAAAAAAATGTGCTCCCCCCAATAAGCACACAACGAGCTAACCTGTCAACCCCTTGAGCAAAAATCAACTACCAAAAACAGGACCCAAAGCGAACCGCACAACAGAGCAAACACAACAGTAAGTCGGCCTGAGCTAGCTTGCGCTACTCGCAGACTAGCTCAGGCCGCAATCCCCAAGCCTTCGCTTCGCTTCGGTGGCCTCCGGCCAGGGTTGCCTGCCTGAGCTTGCTTCTCGTTGCAGCAAACCCCTCCGCCCAACACCAACCCCAACCGCCAGGGATTATGATTAGGGTAAGGCCCGCTCTGTGTCCCTCTCCAGGTTGGAGTGCCTCTTCCTCTCCTTATCCCTCTCCCTGTTGGCCCGCCCTGCTTATCTGTCCCCCTGCCTGCCTGCCTGCGCCTGGTTGACTACGCCTGCGCCCACTTCGCCTACAGAGTCTCACTGCTGCGCGGTTTGGCGTGAAAAATTTTTTGAAAAAATTTTTTGAAAGCTGGAGGAAAAAACTAGGAGTCTGAGAATAACTTTGAAAATCCAAAAATTTATCGCTCGGAGGTAAGACAAGATGGCTAGCAAGATTAAGACTTTGAAACAACAAGTCGAAGAGAGTGTTCAACTTGGGAAAGAAGTTTCTTCTTTGGCTTACGCTACACTGGAAGTCTTCGGTGAAAGTGAGCATCAACATCTTCTTGATTTCGCTAAGACTTGCATTGGCGAAAACAGATACCTAATCGAAACCAGACAGGTTGATTCACTCAGAATCAATCTACAAGCTCTAATGTCTTCGGGAGTTGAAGTAGCTATGATGGATGGGGTTGACTTCGGAATCTTCAACTATGAAAAAGTCAAGCCAAACAACTATCAGAGAAAGCTTTTTTCAGAGCTTCTAAGCTCAGGCTATACCGCAGAACTTGCTCTTGAGGAAATCAAGAAAAATTCAACCCCACCAACCAACGCGCAGGCAGAAGGTTGCGCTCTCTATTTCATAGACGGAAAGCCTGCATACGAGGAAAGAAATATCACGATTGGGGTCAATGTATACTGCATTGGCAAGTATCAAGATGTTCCATCTATTTGGAATATAAAGTGCAGAGAGGAGAAGAAGCAGTTTATTTCTGAAGACGGCCAGATCTATGCTGTTCTTCCATTAAACAACTTTGCAAAGTTGATGACAAACGGTTTCACTGTTAGTCAAGTTTTAGATATGAAGGAGGTCAAATAAATGTCTGTCACAGTGAAGAATCAAAACAAAACCGAATTCTACGTTAACCATGAAGGCGTAAGCCTTTTTATAGAGAGGCTAGGGTTCTTCTTTTTCCCTGATAACTGCTTCTCGTTCGGTTACGTAGATGGAAGAAAGTGCGTATGGAATCACTTTGTCCCAGACAATGGATCTGGTCAAAAAGACTTTGGTCAAACTGAATCAAGTTTATCTTCTGGATTTGATCCAGAATCAATAATTGACTTCGAAGATCTCCCTAAGTGCGGCTTTTCATTCGAGGAGGCAGCACTTGTTTATGGCATAAACTTCCAACACGAATCTGCCTTCACCAACCCAAAGTTATCTGACAGTAACTCAGAGCTAGAACGATGGATTGGCAAGTCAATTGGAGAAACTACTCTTTTTAGACTGAATCTCGCCATTCTCTCAAAGAGACTAAAGATGCCTCCATCCGTTGCAACAAAGATCATTGAATGCCAGATGATCGAGGAGGGGTTTCAGATAGTTCTTCCTAGGCATCATTTCGAGAACTTGAGCAGAGGAAGGGGGTCCTGTAGATCTCTGGACTCAAACGGGAATATCGTTTGGGGGAAGAGGGTTGATGAAGGCTATCTTGTCGGCAAAGGCAAATGGATTGTTAACGGTAATGACGGTTTTTCTAGGAAGAAGGATGTTTCTTGGAGAGTTGAAACCGTGAAGATCGGCAACCAGAATTACACTATGGCTTTTTAAGGAGGTCTTTAAATGTTTGAATTGATTAGAAAAAGTGACAATCTCCTAATCAGTAGGCACAAAACACTCCTAAGCGCCTTCCGTAAAGCTGCTTTACTTCAGAGGAAGTCAAAGCAGTCTGGTAGTTTTCTCGGAATCAAGATCGCAAAGAACGGAGACACTCCTTCTCTGGAGGAATGGGAAAATGTTATTGACCATCTAATGACATAATCTACTAGTCAGACCAAAAAAGACCCAGGAGTTTTTGCTCCTGGGTCTTTTATTTTTTTTACTTGCTAACCTGCCTCAATACCGCAGACACTGCACCCACCAAAATCGAATCTAAGTCACCAGGCAGATTAACGCTAGTCCTCAGTCCCCAATCAACAACCGTCCTGCTGTCCTCCTCAATCAGCCTCGGCGAAAAGCTTACTTGCGGTTGCAGGCTAGCCATCATTGAAGCCAACCTGCTAGCTGGCTTTCCACTTCCATCCGTTTGCTCACTCTTACTCTCGTTCACACTCGTTACCTCTTTCCTTTTCTTCTCGTCATCTCTACCTGAAACCGCTTCGATTAAATCTTTGGTCATCTCTGCGATCTCAATTCCGTTTTTGATTTTCTCTTGCCATCTCCCAATGTTTTCGTTTGTCATAATCTGTCAACCCCTACCCGTCACCCCTGCCATCTTGCTCCATAACCTCTGACATCAATGTGTACAAATCCGCTTCCAGGATAATAGCCTACTCCGCCATCATCTCCTATGACGGATTCTGCCACTTCCAACAACTTCTCCGTGCTCACGTTACCGCAAATATCCGCAGCTAGTCCATCGATGTGACAACTGTTACTAGCTCCGCCAACCGATCTATTGTAAGCAGGTGGCCTGTATGCTGATAAAATTCTCAGAGGTCCAACTTTCTCCCTAATCTTTTCTAGCATTTGAATCAACTTCGGAGAAACTCTTACATATTTGTAAGTTTCGGTATCATGGCAAAAGAATTCACTTGCAGAAAAATTGTTGCTAAGCTTGAAATCTGGCTCAACATCTAGCAATCTTGCTGCATCATATGCGTTTGTTACTCCGTATTTATTGGCTTCAGTTTCTGAAATCAAAGCCATTTTAACGGAACCTCCAGGGAAGTTGACTACTCCAGAAGGGTCTTTTTTGCCATTGTTTTGATGACTTTTTTTGTCACTACTATCACTGCTTCTCCCAAGAAAAAGCTTCCCGATCTCCTCGTCAACTTTGATGGCTAAACCCAATCTGCTAGCGATATCTCTGCACAACTGAACTTCTCTATCAGTTTCGAGATTGCAGGACCAATCGATTTTGTCAGCAGGGCAAAACAATCTAAGCTTCTTTTTCTGGCTTTGATTCTCTTGATTCATTGTCAATTTTCTCCATTTCTTTACTTTCAACTTTTGACAGTCTTCTCTCAAGTTCGTCTAGTTTCTTGTCTGCAACATCCGCAAAACGGTTCATTAGTTTTTTGGCCCTAGGATTATCAGACAATGAAGCCGCATTTCTTAGAACACTGGTAGCTTCTGCTAGTATTACTGCACCTTCAATAACTTTAGCAACAAACACAGAGCCAAAAAATCCCATGTCCCTAATTCCCCAAGCAACAACCAAAACGATAACCCAGAGTAGCCACTTTAAAATGCTTCTAGTTGCTCTGCTTGGCGAAAATCTGTGTTCTCTCCAGGCTAACCATGATCCTAAAACTAAATCCAAAAACCAAAACAATGTAACCCAGAACACAGGACTGCTAAAGGCGAATCCATCCAACTTAGACCAAAGAAAACCCCAAACAAATATCAGGCAAGATTTCATTCCGCCTTCGCCTGATAATTCTGAAAGATGGCTTGAAAAGTATTTCAACCTTACTTCCTCCATCTTATTCCTTGCCTTCTAGGAGTTTGATGATGGCTTCATTCTGGGCTTTTAGTGCTAGAAGAGAAGCCTTAGAAAAAGACAAATCAGCAGGCACAATGGATCTCAACTCTGTGGCTTTCTCTTCTGAAATCTTTACTTCAGATGACAATTCTTGTCCATTGGAAAAATACTGAACAGCTTCTTCTTCTGTTTCAAACCATTTCCAGCCATCATTTTTCTCTTCTTTGTTTTTGCTGGTAAGTGACCATCCTGGCCCATGGATTTCGTTTGCTTTTTGTAGTTCGTTATTCTTCTTGTAAAACATTATTTTGCTACCGTCCATCCCTTTCCAGTTGCTATTGCCAAATCAGCCCCACTCAAAGAAGCCGCGCCAGGGTTACCGGTTACATTTACAGTTTGCGTTCCAGAAGCAGTTCCCAGATTAGTAAATACTTCCACAATAGCATCTCTTGTAAGTTGGCAATTGAGAAAGCTAATTGAAAAACGCATTCCTGTTCCCTGAAACCTTCTTAAGTTTGGGCAACTTGAGAAGATCCCAGAAGAACCCGTTGTAACAGAAGATAGGTTCATAGGTCCAACTTCTTCAAGATTTGCATTTTGAAGAAATAGGCTTGATATAGTCGTTACTCCAATAACCATATTTAACACAGAAGCATCCCTAAAACTTGTCTGCTGAAACGCAGAGGTCATTGACGTTAATAATCCAGATCCAAATGTCATAGACGGTAAGAACTGAATTCCAGAACCTATAAAAGTACTACTTAAGTTTGTGCAGCTAGGAGCATTTATGGCCCCTAGAAACCTAATCAGTGAATATGTGTATGAAAAAGCAGAAGAAAGTGTTGTGCAAGCAGTAAAACTGTATGCAGGTATAAATTTTAAAGAGTGACACTCAGAAACAAATGAACTCCACAATGTAGCTGCAGAAGTGTTAAAAAATGGAAGCTCTACAAGATCAAGGCAACCTGAAAACATACTGTCTACACGGTTGCTTTTTAGGTTAGCTGGAACTTCAACAATCCTTAGATTAGCTAAACCAGTGAATTGTGTGCTATTACTAATTGTGTTTCCGTCATAAGACAGCCACCTAGCCCTTCTCAATCTCCTTGCTGGAGCAACTAATGTCCCTCCGAACACTGGAGCAGAGGACAAATTAGGACTAGAAATCACAACATCTAGCCAACCTGTAGAGTATGCACTAGATCCCGCTGAAGAATGTTTCCTGTCTAAACTAAATGCAGTTATGTTATTTGCGGCTTGTGGTGTAACTGTAATCAAACACTGCCTGAAGCCTTCGCTCGTTAAAGTCCCACTAGACACATCTGCCCAAGCGATATTCCTGGAAGCTACACTTCCGCTTGAAAAGTTTTGCGGAGAACTTCCATCTCCCCAATTAACCGTATAAGCTCCAGAACAACTAAAGGCAACCCAATTTGAATCCCTATTGTTAACAGCAAGCAACCCTACAAACTTTTGCTCCGTAGCCAATACGGTTGGCATAGGGAGCCAATCTGAAGGCCTCTCCCAAACCTCTACCTCTCCCCCTCCATTTCCACTTCCATCTAATGCTGTAACTTCTGAAATAAAATTTTCATCAATCAACATTTTAGCTAACCAATCTTCCACTTACTACAAGGCTAACCGTGCTAGAAGAACTACTTTTTACCTGAATTCTTGCAAACATCATTGCTGTCTCGGTTTTAAAAGTTTCATTTGCAGCATTGCTTGCAAGCATTGGCCAAGCGGTTCCATAATGCAAAGGCACAAAGTTTCCATTTGAATCGATTCTCCCCTGAACGATTCTTACTTCAATTGCTGCAGAAGAGATACCATTCATAAAAAGCAGACTCTTATTCAGAGCGAATGGTTCACCTTGGTTTGTCCAAGCTCCAGCGGTAGATCCAATGGTAGCGGACTCAAGAACAAAAAGTTCTTTGATAAATTCAGGGTTAGGATGAGCTATCATTTATGTTTCCTCTTCTTTCTAGGTTTTGATTTGATTCATTCCAAGTATTACTCTGTCAGAACAAACCGCCATCAATCTAAGTTCTTCAATTCCAAAATTGACAGAAGGCCTTTCTATTAAAGGTAGTGTCCATTCTATGCTGTCTGAGACTTCTTTCTCTATTACATATTCAGACTCTGTTATTCCTATCACAAAAGATTTAACCCAAGTTTCACCTGCTTCTGGCGGAAGAGCACCTTCTACTGCCCAAGTGTATTCGATTGCAACTATATCAACTTCGGCTATTGGAGTTGAAAGAATTACTTTATTTGGAGCTTCAAAAGTATATGGAACTTCGTTTTCTTCTTCGTTTACATATACTTTTGAAATTGTAGCTGTTCCATTAGAAAGTAAAAATGTTACCCCATCTTCACCTTCTGAGTTATTGGAACCAAAAGTGTCGAATCCATTGGTTGGAGCATATCCATAATCTCCAGGAAACACTCTTTTGTAATACTCAACAGACAAAATGATCTTGTATTCAGTTCCTATTTTAACAACCTTCATCAATGGTCCCAAACCATTAATGTTGTTGCAGTAGTGATCGAATTCACCAGACCTTGCCCAAAGTTCGCTAGATGATTCAGCAGAATAATATCTATCCTCGTCAAACTTGGTAACTGGAAAAAATTCACTTGCAGGTATTTCAAATAAAACAGATGTAGCATCGATGTTTGTAACTGTTATCATTGGAATACCTAAAGCACAATCTTTCGAGTCTCTCCAATTATGCAACCATAAAACGATTCCAAGTTCATCTATTGGTATAGCCTGAAAAAACTCTTCTCTTATTGGTATGCTTGGATCTGAAACAAAAAACTCATGATTAGAATGAGGAAGTTCAAGAAGATTCGCAGTTGAAGAAATTCCAGGACCAATTGAGAATAAAAATGTTGATTCCATGTGAACTAATCTAGGTATGTAGACTCCATTGTATTCTCTTCTGATAGCTACTCCGCAAGGCGTTCCAGTTTGGATAAACGGGAAAGCTTGAAGCGAAAAGTTATCTCCCTGGGAACTCTCTTGATGAGGTATATATACTTCTGATTTTACTTCTCCAGGCAAAACTCTCCTTAATGCAAGATTTTGCTGAGCTATCCAAAATGGCCTAGATCTTGTTATTGCTCCATACCTTCTGCCACTCGTCCCCGAGGAGTAGTTTGGCCAAATATTGCTTTGAGCTACTCCGCAAAATTTAGATTCTCCAAGATCTGGAGATCTTACATCTTCACTATTGAATGGATTTACATAAGGCGCAAATATTGCTCCCAAGTAAAACTTTTGCTCAGTGTATGTATATGGATAATTGTCTCCAAAACAAGATGCTATTCTTTCTTCTGAAAATGATGAAGGCTCAAAAAGCGGAGGATAATCAGCGGCTTTTGCAGCTATGGCATTAGCCATTTTTGTAGCTTGGCCTTGAGTGTAAGAGTTTTCTAAGAGTATTTGAGAGAAGGATACACTTCCACTATTTGCGTTTATTTGTATTTCAATAACTTTGTTTTGAGCGAAACCTAATCCTCTTGTGTAGTTGGTTGCAACGGAACCGACAATCTCTAGGTTTGAAACTCCAATCTGCTTTACACAAGAAGCTACTCCAAAGAAGTAATTTAATCCACCTAACCTTGCGAAAGGCGGTCCGTATTGTGGCCTATTATTGCTCAGTGAGAAGTCTTCTGGAAATTTTCCTATTGCTTTAACATCGCTGGCTAAATATGATGGCCTGTTGTCTGGTTCAGAATATCTTGGTGAAAACTGAGTATTCATTGCGATATTTAGCCAGTCAACTTTTTCATTCAAAGACCATTCGCCAATTGTGTTTTGAGTGTAGGAAAATACATATGAACTCTTTTCCCAAGATTCAGCAGACAAGCTTGATGGTATTATTTCGTCAAATGCACCTTTAACCATTGTGTTTTCAAACAGATTCATGCATCTTGCAGTTAATCTATTTATTGAGTTTACTGCTGAACTAACCTTTATTGATCCAATGTTTGGACTAGAAAGAGAACTTGGGTTTAATGCGGATACAGTTAACACTGTAGCTTCATCTGTGTCACTAACTCCATCTGGAAGAGAGTTAAACATTCTTGTGAATACTGTTATAAAGTTTGTTTGCTCATCAAAAAATGCGTAGCAGTCAGAAAGATATCCTTGCCCACCAAACCTATCTCTACCAAGTGTCAATTCGAAATCATGATAATCCAATACGTTCCAGTTATTAGTAATACTTGTTGAAGCAGTTATTACTCTAACTTTGTCTAGCTCTATCCCATCTTCAATAAACTTTATTATTCCTACTTTACCTTCAGGTAAAACAAGAATAGATCTTATCAGACCTCCACCAGAAGGTTCTCCTATCAAGTTTATTGATTCAGATCCTGCGAAATCATCAACAAAATTTCCACTAAAAGAAAAAGAGTAACCAATGGCATTCCTATAGGCATTTCCCCAGGACTGTCCCCATTGACCAATGGAGAATACGTCTTCGACTAAGCTTGCTCCGAATCCTGAGAATGGTCTTTTTCTGGCAAAAGGTAGCTGATTAGATGACCTTGCAAAATCAACTTTAACAACTTCTCCAGGAGAAGCATCAAAGTTTGATGGGATAAATATCGTCTTGCCTTCTGGCCAGTGATTTCTTCTTACCTCAATCTTGCCATTTTCGTTATTTCCTGTTGCATCGAAAAAAGTTGAAACTTTGTTTTTTTGAGTTACAAGTTTTTTTAGAAACTTTGATATTTCTTGCTTCATTTTCTACCTCCAGAAAACTAACCGTATAGACCAGGCCCGTCTGACTGCGATAATCCCCTGCCCTTGCTCAGGCTCACTGACTCAAGCTGTCCAGGGTTACCATAGTAAGGCAGCTTAATTACTCCGCTTGAGCCTATTGGTCTAACTGAGACTAATCCATCTGCAACCTCTTCAACTTTTCCAAAATCAAAGCCAGCAACTTTTTTCGATTGTTTCATGACTTCTCTTTTGATGAATTTTGCTAGATCTTTCATGGTTGTGCTCCAAGTTCGACAGTCATTCTCAGAGAGTCTGAATCCCCTCTTCTTGTGACAGATTGTGTCATCATCTTCTTGTCTGTCAATTCAAAGTGCTCAATATTCGCAACTGTAACGCCTGCCACTAGTCCAGGCTTTGCTGCTAATTTCAAAGGAGCATCAATTGAAGCTGTTTCGTAGTTTAGTAACTCTTCTAGAACCAAGGCAGTTGCTGCTTGTGTTGCGGTTGTATTATTCGGAACGTGCTGCATAACTATAGGCTCATCTAGTTTCTTTTTTCCTATAGTTGAATTAGAAGAGTGAACATATTCCCCAAAAGCATCTTCTTCATAAGGTCCTAATGCTTCGATATGATCGCTTCCTATTACCTCGACCAAATACGGAATGTCTTCTGGTGATGGTCCCGAACCAATTGGAGGATAAAGATTAAATCTTACTCTATGAGCTTTAACTCCTCCAATATAAGTATACACAGGAGAAGGTGTTATAGTAGTTCCAGACTCATCGTCCCAAACAGGTTCGCCAGTATAGCCAGGAGCAAAAAGAGTTACTTTTAATGTTGCATAATTTAGAGGAACAGATAATGGAATAGTGATAGCTCCCAAACCTTTTCCGCTTATTGGTTCATTGCCTCTTATCAACTCTTTTGGCCTTTCAACTCTAGCCTGAGTTATAAGATCTTCATTGCTCTCCTGATAAGTCAGAACAGCAATATCCTCATCATCTTCAAGAGTGTAGTCTATAGTTGCTGAACTAAGATCTATTCCTCCAGGATTTATGGTAACTTCAGCATTTCCAGTAAGAACTAAATCACACTTATGAACATCAAGAAGTTCCCTTATGTATTCAATTGGAACACCTATTCTGTGAAAAGTTCTGACATTGAAACTAGGTTGATTCTGAATAACGGTAAAACCCTGTCTCTCAAATGTCTCCTCTATCACTGAATGAGACGAAACCAATAGTGCCTCTGTGCTTCTAACGTCATCTTCAACAACATCTTTTTCAAACATTGGCTCTATTTCACTAGATCCAGAAATGCTCCAAGATGCGCCTTCTGGCGTTATTGAGAGAAGTCTGTTTGTAACTATGAGCCTTTCACTAGTTTCACTTTCTTCTCCAACAGTTATTTCACAAGTAAGCCATCTTGACAAAACCCAATCTTCGTCAAACTGCTGAGGAATTAATTCCGAACCAATGCTCCCTGATTTTGAAGTTTCTGAAGTAAGAGGAATTTCTATAGAAAATTCAGTTACAGATTTTCTAGCAAGTCTTATACTCCAGGATTGAACTGGAATTATTATCTGACTTCCGCTTGATGTATGAACTCTCCAAATAACTTCCGAACCAGGGTATTCAATTGTCTCAGACATCATTTCTCCTAGACTATAGATAAAACTTCCAGTTCAAGATTTATTGAAACTTTCACTGGAAGCTTGTTTCTCATTGTTGGATCTATCTCTCCAACAGACTTACAAAGATAAGTAGAATAACTGTTGTTAAATTGAACAGACATATGCTGGCCATCTATTACTCTTGTTATAAGGGTTACAATAGAAAGATATTTTTCATAAGTTACGTTTAGTCTTACAGAAATAACTCCTAAATCATAACCTCTTCCCTGTATAACTTTTGCGCCAGGAGCTATCAATTTTATTGTAGATCCAGATCTGCTTCTTTTGGGGAATGGAATTTCTGAAGGCTGTTCACCTTTTTCAAAGTTTACTCTGTTGCCCCCAGATTCGTCACCTAACCAACAGTTCCAGTTTGGCATTTATAGATCCAACTTTCCTGACTTATTTAATTCTCCGTTTCTTCCGTTAACAGATAACCTGGATAGCTTTCCAACTTCCTTGCCAGAGCTATCAAGTAAGACGAATTCACCAGATAAATTTACGTCAACAGAAGAGCCCTGAGCACTAAGATCTTCAACTATTCCTGGTGTTCTTCTAGTTGGATCTTTAATTGTTTCTCTAGAAATTCTACTCTCTAAGTCAGAAAGTCCTGGAATAAAAGTTTTCTTTTGACTTTGCTTCTGTCTTCCAGTGTCTGAAAATCTTGAATTTTCACCTGATAAAAACTCTTCAAAGCTTAAAATTCTTCCTGAAAATTCAGAGCTTTCACCTTGCTTCGACTTGTTTAATTGTTCTTCAATTGCTTTTGTTGTTTGCTCAATTTCTTCTCTGGTTGCTCTTTTTGCTTCTAGAAGTTTCTGCTCAGCTTCAATTCTTATTTGCTCAAGCCTTGCTGGGTCTTTGGTTTTTGATGCTTCAATTTCTTGATTTAACTTAATCTCTCTTTCTTTTACCTCAAGGGCAGCTAGCGCTTGTTGCTCAAAAAAGCTCTGACTAACTTTCCCTGCCTCTGCAGCTTTGGCTAGTTCTGACATTTTGAATTCATTTATTTGTAGTTCTTTTTGGGCAAACTCTCTCGCCCTATCAAGCCTGGTTGATTCTCCTCTTTCTTTGATGTCAGATAATTCTGCTTCAAGTTCTCTTGCAATATTTGCTTTTTCTCTTGATGCTCTTTTTTCAATTTCACTTATTTCAGATTGATCTGTAGTTTTTGCCTTGTCTTGTTCAGCACCTAAATCAACCTGAATCGATAATTCTTTAGCTTTTCTTTGAGCTTCCTTAATTCTGGCAGGAGTTACATCAAGACCTTTTTCCTCTATTTTATCAAGTCTTCCGCTTCTGAACTCAGATGACTTTAGGTTCTCTTGAGAATCTTCAATCTTTCCTTTTAATGTTCTTTCATTTAGTTTTACTCTTTCGCTTGCTATCTTCTTTTCATATGCCAGAATCTTGTCTTCAATAGATCTTCTTTCATTTCCGAAACTTTGATAAAGCTTTGAAAGAGCTTTTAGCTCATTAATCTTTTCATTGTTTGGCTTTTTTGAATTTTCGATCTCTTGAATAGACTGACGAAATCTTTCGTCAAAAGATTTCTTTTCTTCTTGCTTTCTTTGTGCGGAAAGCTTTTTCTCTTCTTCGAATACCTTTCTTTCGATAGCTCTTCTTTCGTCTCCGCTGAGAGCGTATCTATTCTTCAGATCATTTAACTGATTTATTTTCTCTTGGCTTCCAGCCTTCGAAACCTCAATAAGTTGAAGTTCGTCTTTATATCTTTCTTCGTTAAAGGTTGATTGCTTTTCTGCGTCAACTTGAGCTTTAGCTCTTTTCTCTACCTCAAGCCTAACTTGCTCTTCAACTTTTTTAAGCTTCTCAATATCAGCAAGTCTTTTCTTTCTAGCTTCCTCGTCATCTTTATCTAATTTATTTCTTTCAGAAGCTATCCTAGATCTAATATCTTCTCCAGTAACTCCAATATCAACCAAGGTTCCAACCGAAGAAGAAATGGCTAGATCTTTGCTTACCTCGGTAACCTGTCTTCCCAGAGAAGAAAAGCCTTGCTCACTTTTTAAAAGCTCAGAATTAAATTTAGCTATATCATTAAATGCACTTGAGTAGGCCGCAGATATAGCGATTCCTAGTCCTGCTGCAGCGGCTACGGTTCCTGCTATAGCTAATCCTGTAGCGGTTACACTTGGAAACAATGCACTAAATGCTGAGCTTAGATTAGTTACACCTTGCTTGATTCCAGTTTTAGCTAAATCACCTAAACTTTTAACCGCACCAGAAGCCGCCTTTCCAACATCTTTTAAATCTGTTGAAAGAATTTTGCCTACTCCAGCAAAACTGGAAACGATTGAAGCACCTACGCCTGCAGACTGAATACCAAGTAGAGAAATAACCTTTCCTAATCCTGCTGTAGTTGCTAGTATTCCGGCTATAGCTGCAGAAGCTCCTGTAAGTGCTAGTCCAAAGGTTTTTATTGGTTCTGGAATTTTATCAAAAGCATCAAAGATAGTTGTTGCAAACTTAACTATTGCAGTTGCAGCGGGAAGAATAGCCTTAGTTGCTCCAACCTGAAACCTTTCAATTGAAGCATCAAAAGCCTTTCTTGATTGATTAAATGAGCCAGCTAAAATGTCGGTTGACCTTTTTGCTGCGCCTTGAGAATTCTGCATAAAGCCTAATTCAGTATTGTAACTTTTAAGGGAATCTCCAAGCAAAGAATTAGCAATAGCAAACGCCTGCTGAGATCCTGCGATGTCCTGAAGGGCAGCTTTGTTCCCTCCAATTGATCTTTGGATTTCAGCTAAGGTTCCTCCTAGTCCCTTCGACTTCAACGTAGTGAAATCAATGCTCAATCCATAACGCGATAGAGCTTTTCTGCCTTCCTCAGTTGGGTTGATTAGACTAGTTAGCAAACCTCTAAGACCTTCTACCGCACTTGAGGTCGGAACGCCATTTCTTGTCACCACAGACAGTGAGGCGGCTAACTCTTCCAATCCTACGCCAGATTGGGCAGCGACAGGAGTTACTAGAGCCAAACTCTGGGAAAGCTCAGCAATAGTAGTAACACCACGGTTTTGCAATTGAAAGAAAATGTCTGTAAATTTACCTGCTTGATCGGCTCCTTGGCCGTAACTGTTTAAAGCTCCAGCAAGAAGTCTAGTTGCTGCAGTTGCGTTTGTTGTTCCATCTGCAATTAGTAGTAATGAATTTTTTGCTATTTCTGTGCTTGCAGAAGCTGACTCGAAGCCACTTCCAACCGCCTGCAAAGCAACCGCTGCGGATTCAGTTGGACCTACTGCAATATCAAAATCTCTTCCAAGAGTTCTTATTCTCTCGGCAAAAGTCTCTAACTGCTTTCCTCCAATGTCTGATATTGCAGCTATATTTGTTATTTGAGATTCAAAGCCTGCACCAACATTTAGGCCTCCAGAAAAAGATTCACTTGCTTTTTGGCCTATTGATTCAAATGCTTTAGAAAAATTACTAAATCTTTTTTCATCAAGAGTCTGCTTAAACTTGGAATCTAGTTTTGCAAGTTGAGATATTACAGCATTAACAGAAGATTCTGACTTTTTATCTATAGAAGAAAATGCTGCAGAAAACTGCTGTTCAAGCTTTGATACTCCAGAAGTTGACTCTAGAACTTCTGTCTTAAACTTATCCAAATAAAGCCTAAGCTCTGCGCTAATTTTTTCTGACATTTACTTCACCCTATCCTATTCTAACCGAATAAACAGCAGGCCATCTTGGTTGGATCTGAAAATGAATTGTCATCATTTCATTGAAGTTTGGATAATCCCACTTATCCCAATATTCTTCATCTGTCATGCTTAAAATTGATTTTGAATAATAAAGCCTAGACCAGTGATCTATAGGCTTGATTAAGCTTTCTCTTGAAGGCGACTTTTCTCCGTTATCGCATTCGCCTTCACTAATGCGATTTCTGGAAAAGTTTCTTTTATAAGCTCTTCCAGTTTTGCAGCAAGTCTAATCCATTCTTCGGAAGTATAACGAGGCAAATATTCTCCATCAATAAAATCTTCAAAAGAAATATTTATTTTATTTGCTCTTCTAAACGATTCTGAAGCGGCATAAGCAAGAAGAATGACTCTTTCATATCCTGGACTATTATCTACCAAAAAAACAAATGGCTCTACTCCAGAGGTAACCTTTAGAGTATACATAGCTCTATGGTTAAAAGTGAAAAGCCAGGATTCTTTCTTTCCGTTATTGTTTATTTCTATAAAAAATTCAGTCTGCAAAATTACCTCCAACTATAGAAAAATGCGCTACCCCAAAGAGAGGTAGCGCATTTTGTTTTTCGACTAGGAAGCCGCAGTAGTCACATTAAGCTGCAAATCAGAAGCAGGAGTATTTCCGTCCTCATCTTCAACAACAGACTTAATAATTACCTTGTATGTAGTTGACAAGGAAAGGTTCGAGGTTGGATTAATCACAATGGTATCATCACTTTCCGTAACGGTTGCAAATGTTGCAGAAAATGGAACAGGTGTGCTTCCAACATTTGTTTGAAACAATACAGTGTAACGGTTAACAGTGTTTCTTCGAAGAGTTCTACTCAATTGAACCGAAATATTGGAAGCGATTGGATGTCCAGTAATAGTAGAAGTTACTAGAGTTAATGCCCCAACAGTAGGATCTACAAGATTAGAAGAAACCTTGTTATTGCTTTCTTTCATGATAATTCTCTTGTAAATAGTTGCAACTTGATTGTCATTATTTACAGTCTCAATTGGATACGAACTTTCGGTGAACAATGCTTGCCCAGAGAACTGATTAGTTCGATAAGCTCTTTGCGCCTGGTTTCGCTGTAGACTTGCGAAAGTAACGCGAGGAAGCCACAAGACAACATTCTCGCCATTTCTTCCAACCTTGTCAGTCATTGCCCATAAGCCAACATAAGCCGCGCCAGAATCTTCATGAAAGATTAATGAATCTTCATCTGGAGTTTTATTCCTTGCCATATTGTAGATCATGGCTTCAACTTCTGGGGTAACTCTTGCAGCTTCTACCGAAACTTCAACTGCATCCAAAGAAGATTGCGAATCTAGCGGAATTCCATCTCCAAGAAGTGTTACTTGTTCCTGATTAAGGTTTACATTGATAGATTGTGCTCCGAACCATCTTTCACGTTTTCCGTAAATAGGTCCTGCGGTTCCACCAACAGGATCGCTAATAATCGGAGCAACAGCCAACTGCTTTACGTTATAAGCTTGCCACATTTTTTTCTCCATTCATAAAAAAAGAAAGGCAAAAGCCTTTTAATTATTTTGTTTTAATTTAAAGACTACAGATCTTCTGGTGAATAATAAGAACTTAAATCAATCTCCAGGTTTAAAGTCCATCCAAATATATCTCTATCAATAAAGGTATTATTTGGCTCATAACCTGAAGATCTAATTTTTTTAATCATTTGACCAGATGGAATATTTAATTGATCTGTAAACTCATCTTGTCTGAAAATTTCTGCAAGCTTAGAGATTAAAGAGATTGAATGGCTTCTAACTTCTCCTGAAGATGGGGGAGAAGAGAAGATATTGATTCTTATTCTGTGCAAATCTTCTCTTTGTGAATCCATTGAACTTGAGTCTTCTTCTTCCCCAAGTTCTCCTCCAGGAAGTTCAATAACAACACAAGGCAACGGAATTTCAGATTCGTCAGAAGCCAAACCCCAAAACTCATCAAGATCTACAGATTGAATAGATGGAGAAAATGAATCCTTTTTTTCTATTATTTTTTCCATTATTGCTTCAACTACATCAAGCAATAAAACAGGATAATACCCCATCAAGACTTCCATTCTTTAAGCGCTCTTCTCCAAGCAAGCTTAATGTTTTTTTCATTTTTTCTAATCAAAGGATTCATAATCAATGCTTCAAGAATCTTTGAATTCAAAAGAATAACGTGCCTTAGTTTTTGTTGCCCTTTATCAGGCCTGTTTGCCCAATTGAGAAGCCTTTGTGAAGATGAGAAACTTACAAACTTAAACCTAGATCCTGGAGAAGGTCTTTGTCCTCTTTTTTTTCCAGGCTGAAGATACAATCCGCTTCTTTCTAGTTTGGAAGACAAGCCCAAGTATTCAACTACGCCTTTCAAAGCTTTACTTCTTGCGTTTGTGTAGTGAGAAATCATTTCAATCTTTACGGTTGATTCTCTGCTTCCACTTAAAGCCTCTACTCTATGAGCTTTTATTTTTGGTTGACGAAAAGATCTTCCATCCGCTGAATCTTGTTTGCTGACATTTTTTGATAAAAATATCTTTTTTGAAGATTCTCTATCTAATCTTCTTGCTATCTTTCCAGTTTCTCCCTTAACTTCTGCTAAAACTTTTTTCTCTGCTCTTTGAAGTCTTCTTACTAATTGCTCTGGAGATTTTCTCCATCTTGTCATTGTCTTGGTTTCTTCTGTTCTGTAAGAATTCCAGTTTGATATTTTGGAACTGTCGAAAAGCTTGGCCTAAAAAGATCTCTCTGAAGAGGCTTGAACTGATAAGTTTTGCCATCAATTTCAAATAGATCTCCATTCAGAACCTCTTCTTCTCCATACTCAACAAGAAGTTGTTCTGTTGAAAAGTCTCCAAGAATGCCTTCTCTAAGTCTTGTCGGCAAAGGAGATAGTCTACAGTTTAAACTGCCAAAAACTGTCACTGGAGAAACTGCTGTTTGTTGAGTTCCAGAAATTGTTCTCCCTGGTCTTTTAACTGTTGCTAAGCTATAGAATCCCATCATAAAATGTAAGACTTCCTTTTGGGAAATTCTGAAAGATAAATCCTAGCTTTGCTTGTTATAGTTGATTCTTCTGCCTTTGTAGAAGATCTATCATATGTAACCGAATATCCTCCTGCGGTTCTTTCAGAGGATACTTTCGGGTAAGAATTAATGATTGATTCAGCAGAAGATATGCTCATCAAATACTCAAGTGAAATAGATTCACAAGCAAGTTGTATCTCAAAAGGAAGAGCTTCAATTGATGATAGAGATTCATTTGGTAACCTGTATCCTGCAGAATACTCAATAGTGAAAGGATAGGCCTCGGTTAACAACTCTGGTTCACCTAATGGATTTCGATCTTCTACCTCAATAGGCCAACCGTTTTTTCTGTAAATCCATCCTTCTTCATTTGAATTTTCAGTTCCAGTTATTTCAGATAACTCTGAAAGATCTATCTCTTCATCATTTTTAGTTACAGATATAACAGATCTAATTGGGAATCTTGAAAGATAGAGTCTTCTATCACCAGAACCCTGAAGAGATTCGGTTATGGAACTTGAATAACCAAGTTTTCTTCCTAAATATTTTTCAATTTCATTTGAAGCAAAATTTATCGCTTCTTCAGCTTTTGAATCTGAAATTCCAGACATTCCAGGAAGAGCTTTAACCCTTGATATAGTAGTTAAAGCATTGGCATTTAAGCTCATAACCGAACCTCATTCTTCTAGTTTTTAACTGTTAACCGTCCATTTTGGATTAAGCAAAATAGCATTAACAGAAAGACCTAAAGTCGGACTAGTTCCACCAGTGAAGGTGGTGCTAGAAGTACCCCTAGCATATCTCTTGCCCTTAGCAAATCTGTAGGAGATTCTGGTTTGAGTATTTTCTGCCGAAAGAGTAGCACTTGCAACAGAAACTAAATCCAAATCAGTAACATCCGTCCAATCTGTCCCATTATCGCTATGTTGGACTTTATTTACTACTGCAACAGTTCCGTTTGAAGTTAGATCTCCTACAGTAAAAAGAAATACAGCATCTTTGTATGCTTGAGGGTAAGCCTGAAAATCAATAGTTGCTCCATTACTTGCTCCATTTGCATTGACAACTACTGGACGAACCTGGGGAACGTGTAATAAGTTGTCACCAGGAAGAAATTTACCAATCATTTTTTAGTCCTCCGTTTTTCCAGTTTCACAAACAGTGAAGGCGTTTAGCTGCCTTGGTCCCATGTCTCCGCACCAAATAGCCAAAAGCTCAAATTGATCGTAAGCCATTCGGCTATGCTCTGAATACATCAACTCTAAACCGCGTGAAGTTCCGATCAAGAATTCGCTAAAAGCTCCAATTGCCATCTGTGTTGGTGAACCGCTAGTCCCAAAAGTTTCTAACTGGAAATCTTCAAAACAAGGGATTCTAAGCATTTCGCTTTTTTCAGTAAAAGTTGAAAACTTAGACAATCCAAAGCCATTTTCAGCGGCTTCCAGCAAGCAAGATACATCTTCGTTAAAGACCCAAGCTAGACCATCATTGATATTCCCCTTGTTCGCTTGACGAAAAGCCTTTTTGAAGAAAGCCCAAAAAGCTCTAGTGTCAACCTTTAAAGCACTTTGAGTTCCAGTAAAACGAGGAATCAAAGAACCATATTTAAACAAGCCCTTTGGCTCTTTTTGCCCATCTCCGTTAAATGCTACTCGTCCCCATTCCTGATTAAATGCGCCTGCAGTATCGCTTGCAGCAATTTGGCCTGCGCCTGCGCCTTTGGTGGCACGAACCCACTCACGAGACATATGCAAACGAACAGCATGCTTTTTCGGAATCATCTCCAATGCTCCATATTTCGGAGTATTAGATTCAGTGATTAAAGAGTTCTCAATTTCCCAAGTTCCTGCAGTTCCAGATTCTAGGCGAGGGATATAAGTTTTACCTTCGCCAATAGAGATCATACGAACTCCCATCTTCAAAATTGAAGCGGTAAATCGGAAGAATGGGATAATCTCATCCATAAATTCAGCAGGAACAACAATTCCGCCGTTTTCAGGTCGCTGAACTTCCATTGCCCTTTCAATTAGAGCAGATTCAGATCGATCAAGAGTTTTACTGTCTCGAAGACTAGAAATAGTTCTAGAAACAGCATCATTAGGTCCTTTGGTTGAAATCTGGTTTGCAAACTCTGCAACAATTGCAGCATATGCTTCACCAGGTTTGCGACCTCTTTCTTCAGATCTGCGAAGCTGAATGAAAGTTTCCTTCATCCATTTGGCTTGAGACTCCATGAATTCTCTGTGTTGTTCCATTTGTTCTTTCATTGAAGAACATAGGCTTCCAATTGCTCTTGCCTGTTCGGCAGAAGCTTCAAATGATTTTTGTTGATTCTCAAGAAAGCGGGAAACCTCTTCGGCTTCTACTTCTACCAAATCAGGCTTAGCTGACATCTTTTTATTCCTTTCAGTTTCACTAATAAGAGCTATTGCTCGCCTTGTTATTAAAAAAACGGTTCGATTCGGTTGGACTTCGTTAGCAAAGTTTTTTGGTCAACCCCAAGCCTTCGCTTCGCTTCGGTGGCCTTCGGCCAGGGTATGACTTCAAAAAACTGAGCAAACTTCGTTCCCCCCTCCTCTCCCGGCCGATAATCTTTATTATTGATAATCCTTGCCCAGAATCCGCGCTAGACTGCCTAGTTTAAACAGGCTCCAAAAAATGATGACAATGCGCTAAATGCTCCGAACTGAAGAGCTATACAGAATAAAAATCCTACCCAAAATGACTTCCAGTTAATTCTTTTCAAATCTGCCTCAGTTTTTTCAGTGAATTTTTTATAAGTCTTACAAGACTGCTCTCATTGCTTCCAGCATTTTGCTCTTGCTCGACAAGTTTTTCTAACATCTTTTTGTCTCTATTGATTGCAGCTAGACCTAGTGCTCTAAGGCCTTCAGAATATAGCTCTTCTGCTCTGTCCTCAGTAAGAAGTGAATCCCCTACTGCTCTTGTTAGTGCGCCAGGGGAAGCCCCTAGAGCAACCGCAGAGGTCTCTAAATGAATGCCTCTCAAAAAAACGAAATCAACCAAATCTTTTTCGAGATAGCTTCTTTCATCTTTGTCCAAAGTGTCTAGAATTTTTTTCGGAGAAGTTCGGCTAACAGTTGAGTCTGAGCTTCTCCAGGAAACCCTGGCTCCTGTGCTCCAACTTCGCATGTACCCACCTGCATAAAGTTCCATGTATTCGCCTGCCTCTACAGTAGTGGCGAATTTAATCAATTGATCTAGGCCTCCGTTATGTGGAGTATACTCAATTCCCATTGCGATAGCTTTTTCTCTTTGATTGTGATTCTTAAGGATAATTGGGTTTCGTTCATAGTCTTTTTTTGCGCTATCCCAAAACCTTGGAGAGAAAACGGTTCTGTAGCTGTCTGGAACTTTTGCGCTAGCACAAATAAGCAAAGTTCTGCTTTCCCTGTCAAAACTATTTTTGTATTCTTTTGCTCTTTCTTCAGAAAATTCTTGAGCTAAAGAGTAAATTGTTCTTAATTCTGCTTCCAAGTTTCCTCCTAAATTTTTGGCTTACCCAATCCGCTTCCTGGCGTAGGATTGTTTTTTGGGGAATTGTTGCTTCCACCTGATTCTGCTCCGCCTTGCCCTGCTGTAGACATAACTACTTTGCCTTCGGAATCAACAATTACCATATTTGCAGGTACCATTCTATGTTTGCCAATCTCTCCACCAGGAGGATCATAACCAAGATCCTGGCAAGCTTGATCTCTGTCGATTAGTCCGTTTGTCCAGGCTCCAAGAGTTTTTTCCCTCTCGTCTTGTGCGGCTTCTCGAATAGGAGAAACAAACCAAAGCTGCCTTCCTGGGAAGTGTTTTTTGATTCCCTGGTTAAAAACTTTGCAAAATCTTTTAAGCCTAGGGTAAATAACCAACCTAGAATAAACCCTAGTAGAAGCCTCAATGTCTTCCGAGTTTTTATTTAGCCCCATGATTGCAGGCGGAATAGAGTAAACCATCATAAAAGTTTCTATAGAACTTTTCTTGGTTTCATCTAGTTGCATATCAGACTGACTAGGCTGAATCGGAGTAACTTTAATACCCTTGTTGATAAACAAAGCTCTGAAGGCATTTAATACGCCTTCATGTGACTTTCTCCATTCGTTCTTGATCCTCTTGAGATCATTATCCATCATGTTTGGATCATTAACTTCAACTATGATATGTGGTGTTGCTCCGTTCGCAAAAAAGCTGTTTGTGTATTTTGTTGCGTTTTTATATTGATCTGCCTCGTTGCAAAGACACTGAGCAAGTCCCCCTCCAGGTTCAGAGGGGTTCCAAAACTTTGGGTTTCTATACCAAATCGCATCTTCTTCAAGAACTTTGATGTTCATTTGTGTGCCAGGAACTGTCACATTAAAAACTATTTCAGAGAGAATCTCCTCTCCTACTGCTCTATGGTTTTCAATGGTAAACATATTCGGAGGGACTGGAACCAAGGAGCGAATCTTTCCTCTGTGAATGTCTTTTAGCAAAAGCCACTTACCTGCAGTATCATCCCAAGCCTGGCAAAGCTCAACTAATTGATCGAAAGTTCCCCCACCAAAACTACTCCAACAGTTTTCCAGAAAGAGACAGAATTCGTCAGTGTCCTCATCTGCTCTCTGCCATTTCTTGGAGTCAATTCTTTGGCGAACGTAAAACTCTTGAGAAGAAACATCTGAGGCTATCCTACTAACTACTGCGCGAAATGGAGCAAGCTTCTCTAACTCATTTAGCCAACCGTTATGGCTGTATACTCCTGTCCCATCATTAGCAGTTATGATCGAAGAGTATTCTTCGCTATTTACAATTCTTGCTCTATCTTCTCTTTCTTCAGAAAAAACTGAAGTTATCTTTTTCCAAATACTCATTATGCAACTGCTAACCTTCCTCTAGCAAAAGTGAGATTAACCGCGTCAGATCTATCTGGGCTTTTAGCTCCTCGTTTGATCATTTCGCGTTTAGACTCAATTTTAACTAGTCTTCTTTCGTCTAGAGTCCAAACTCTATCGGAAAGCTCTTTTGTTAATTCTGTATCATTTGGATCACAAGCAACTTGCTCAGGGTTTTCTGGGTTGAATGCTGCCCTCATTTTGAAAGCCATTTCACTTGGCTTGTTTGCATAGTGTTCTGGCTCTTCTGTTTTCTCGTTTGAGTAAGCCCTAATTACTCCAACCCCATCAAGAATACCAGGATTGCCGAAGTCATCTTCTTTTGTTGCTCCTGCCAATCTATCAGCTAATCCCTTGCCGATAACAGTTCCGTCAACACAAACAACATTTATCTTTTCATTGATAATCAGTTCAACAAGCTCTTTAAAAATTACATCATGATCGCCAATGCTCCATGATTTCAAGTAATAGATAATTCTTCCGTGTCGAACATATGCCATAGTTTCATCTTTTCCGCCACCTGCAACATCAAAGCCAAGAATTCTCTCGCCTTCTCCGCCAGATTTTCCACCTAGTTCTTCCCAATTTTTATGAGCCATTTCTACCCAGGATTCAGGAATAACTTTTTCAAGAGAAACTAAGACAAACTCTCCAAGAACTTTCATTCTCCAAAGCGGAGAATTTTCTCCCCAAATAATTCTCTTTGAGTCTACCCACTTTTTTTCGACAAGCCCTTTTACTACTGTTTCACCTTTTATCACGTTAGGAGTATCTAACGCGCTAATTTTTATTTGATTCCATTCTTTACTTTTTACAGGGTGAAGATGACTGTCGATAAATGGACCAACAGAACACAGAGGATTCCCGATCATCAATGTTCTGCAGTTTATTCCAGTTGTTATTCCATCAAATCCCTCGTAAACTTCCTGAGAAACGCCTGCTGCCTCTTCAATAAGAAATAAAACATTTTCAGATTCATGGAAACCTGCTGCAGTGTTTCCTCCGTCACAAGAGAAACCAAAGGCCTGCCAATTGTCTTCAAGCTCAAGTTTTGCTTGAAGTAATTTTCCTTTTAAAATTTTCTTTGCGCCCTTGTAGAGCTTTCTGATTTCTCGCCAAAGAACCATTTTAACTTGGCGATCTGTTGGAGCAGTAGTCACTACAATTGATGGCCTTCTAGTAAATAACCAGTAAAGCAAAAGACAAGCCGCAGTGAATGTTTTTCCGCTAGCATAGCAAGCTGAAACTGTTGTTTTTTCGTTCTCTTCTACACTTTTTGCGATCTTCTCCTGAATCGGGTAAGGCTCAACTCCAAGAACTTCTCTGCAGAATTCAGGGAATTTTCCCTGATATTCTGTCATCGGTTCTGGTATTACTTCTTCTTTTTTGCCTCCGCAAAAAGTTGCCCAAGAACTTCTTTGAAGCAAGAAATTGTCGTAAGCACTTCTAAGACCAAAACTAACTCTTGATCTTTTTTCGTCAAGGAGACCCCAGGAGGATTTAAGCGATAACATTTTCTCTCAAATCCTCCTGGTCGCAACCCTTCTTTTATTTGCCTAAGTGTATTTTACTAGGCGTTTATTTGCCTTTTCTTTAATCTGCTTTTTAATGTTATTTGCTTGAGTAGGTCCAAAGTTTTCTTCAATTACTTTGTAGGCCTCATCAATGAAAGACATCATTTCGCGAGAAATGAGTTCTGCTTTGACTCTTCCGTGGTATGGATTATGAGCATTTTGAAAGCTCTGCCAAAAAAGAAATCTATCTTTTTCGTTTTTCTTGTTTGCAATCATTGAGAAAACAGGGTTCATCTCGAAAGCTGCAACAAAGTAATTCTGAGCTTCATGAAAGTCTCTGGCGAATTTTTCGTCTTTTTCCAGATAACTTTGCACTTCTGCGACAGTGATTTCCTTATCAGTTCCTTTGCTTGCCAAAACTACCGCAAGTTCAATATGATATTTTTTGCGCATAGCTTTAATTACTGCGGCTTTCCGTTCGGCTTTGGATTTGGCTGGAAGGTTAGCAAACTCTTCTTCTTCTTTAATCAAAGAAGCTCTAGTTACATACTCTTCCAGAGCTATTCTTCCAAGTTCTGCCATGGAAATCTCTTTATGTGCGGCCAAAACTCTGTAATTTGCGTATGCCTCTGAAGACACGTTAAACTGGTATTTTTCGTAACCCTTGCCCTTGTCTTCCTCGTTTTTTCCTTGCTCTTCTTCCATTTGTCTAACCTCCAAAAAAAAATAGCGCCAACTTGTGACGCGGTATCATTGATTCAATTCGCTTTTAAGTTCTTTTTGTTGATTTTGTGTTCCGG